ATAGACATTGGTCTTTTTGGATTTTGAACCCTTATATCATGATCGGGTGTTCGTTCAATAAACCCCAATGAATAATCAATATCATTAATAACAGGTTTATTTTCACAATCATAATAATGTAAAAAATGTATTTTATCTTCTTTAAAATGTGTAAATAATAATAGTTGTTTAACTGACTTATATGTCGGAAACCAAACATGTCCTCCTCCAATAACCTTTTTATTAATATAATCATACGACCCTCCTCCTCCAGAATCAAAAATAATATTATTATCATCATCTTTTAATGAACGATTATAAAGCACATCGCATTCATATGTTGGTAGAGATAAACGAAATAATCCATCTGGTTTTAATATGCGGTATATTTCATTAATAGAATCCTGTAGCTTTGAATATTCAATATGTTCCATTACATCTTCCGATTGGATTATATCAATAGTATTGTTATTTAATTCAAATGGTTTGGTAACATCGTGCTTAATATGTGTATTATTATCTTGACCTAATGATAATCCTATAAATTGTTTTTTTGTCAATGTTATACGATTATAAGGTAAATCACCTAAATATAAATATATATTTTTATTGTTAATAATGTCACTAAATTTCATATACTTTATATGTGTATTATAATATTTATTTGGATAACGCAATTGCTATCGACGGATTGCAGCATATTCATTCGACTAGTGCCGAAGGAATATAACAGGAAACTTCAACTAGCCTCATCACTTTATAGTGTCTACGTTTTCCTCCAAACAGAATAATAAAATTGAAATGAATAAAGCCGGTAATAAATATAGCATTATAATACAGACTAAATACATAAAAATGGGGATCAAATATTTAAACGGGTTTTTAAGAGAAAATAGCCCAAATTCTATAAAATGCATAAACATGGCTGATCTATCTGGTAAAAAGATAGCAGTTGATATTAGCATTTATATGTACAAATTTGAAGGTGAAAATAGTTTGATTGAAAATATGTATTTAATGTTATCTATATTTAGGTATTACAATATTACACCGATATTTATATTTGACGGGAAGCCGCCAGCTGAAAAAAAAGAACTCTTAATAAAACGCAAAGAGGATAAAATGAAAGCAGAAAAAGAATATAACGTATTGAAGACAACTCTTGCATCTAGCAGCAATATAGATGATACAGAGAAACAAGAAATACTGAATAATATGGATGAACTCAAAAAAAAGTTTGTTTATATTAATAAAGAACATATCAATCAAGTAAAAATTTTAATTAGAGCGTATGGTGCAACATATTATGATGCCCCTGGAGAAGCGGATGAATTATGTGCTATGTTAGCAATAGAAGAGAAAGTATGGGGGTGTTTAAGTGAGGATATGGATATGTTTGTATATGGTTGTCCTAGAGTATTAAGATATTTTAGTCTAATGAATCACACAGCAGTAGTATATGAGTTGAAAGGTATATTGCTAGAATTAGGAATTACTTTAAAAGAATTCAAAGAAATATGTGTATTGTCAGGGACAGATTATAATATGCATATAGAACATTCAGATGATAATCCCAGATTACATCAAACATTGAAATTATTCAAAAAATATCATAAATCGAACAATCCAAATGCTCTTGAATTTTATGATTGGTTATTACAACATAGCAAGTATATTACCAATCATGATTTATTGAAAAAATCATTTAAAATGTTTGATTTGTCTGAAAAGAATAATAAACTACAAATATTTGAGAAAATTAAAATAATGAATGGATTAATCGTATCAGACATGATGCGACCCATTTTAGAAGAAGTGGGATTTATATTTCCACCATTGATATAATTATATTTCCTCCACAAAATTATATAAATTTATTTTTCATTTTTTTACTTAGATATTATATGTGCTTATACATATAATATCTAATGAATAATACTAAGGAACATATTATTTTAGATCTAGATAACAATCAATATGAAATGTCCGTATTGAAAACGAATATATATGCAATCCATTTATGGGATATATTACGAACACAAAAAATAGATGCTTACTTTGCAACCTATTATATTTTGAATACTTGTTATCAACTAACGGATGAAGAAGAGACTATTACATTGGAAGATGTATTGCGCTTGCAACCTCATATATCTAGAGAATTATTGACAAACATGTTACTACATAGAGACAAAAATGATTTGAAAAATCTTATTTACACTGACCCATATTGTCCAAACTTCCAAAAATTGCTAACAACCCCTAAATAAGAAAAGAGGGTGATCTGTTTGATATAGCAGGCTGACGATCATTTTCATCATTAAATTCCTGATAAAAAAGCAATTGTGTATCATATTCAGTCGATGTTGTTTTGCAAGATAAGTATTCAAAAAAAGAATGGGTAATAGAATAAAAAAATGCGGCGATTCTATTTGTTATTGCGTATAGTGTTATTTTTGCCATATGAAAATATAGATATTATTATTGCACGGATATTACTAGTAAGTTTTCTAAAAATATATACTAAAATTATATATTTTTATTTAATGTTATTTTATAGGATAGTTAGAAGTTAGAAGTAGAAGTTAGACATAGTAGATAGGAGTCATTTATGCAACAATGGTCTCAGACTTGGTGGTCTTGACATTCTTGGCAAAATGGCAACTCATGTACTTCTGGAGGTTGAAGTAGGTAAGCTCATCCTTTGACTTGTCGAACTTAAGAAGAGTAGCAAGCTTGTCATCAGGGTTGATCTTGCGACCATTGGATGCATCCTGAAGCGCGTTCTGTCTGATGTAGACATTAATATCACGAGTCACCTCAGTGCGAGCCATCTCACTTCCCTTGTCCTTTCCAAGGAAGGAAGCAAGCTCATCACTGATACGAGTGGGCTTGACAAATCCACTGGGAGCACGATTGCCAGCCTTTCGCTTGCGTCTAGATCCCTGCTTTTGAGCGGCCTTGAGCTCACGAGCTTGTCTCTTCTCCAAGGCACGGAAATCAGCCTTGAGGGAGGAGAGCAACACGCTCACTTGTTGGAGCTTGGCAAGGAACTCAATCGATTGCTCAGCAAGAGGAGCCTCAGCTTCAGCAGTCTCAGGAGCCGCATCAGTAGAAGTGGGTGTAGGAGTGGGGGTAGAGGCAGTAATAGGAGTGGGTGTGGGGGTAGATGTGGAAGTTGACTTGGTCTCTTCCTTAGAAGCCTTAGCCTTAGGGGCCTTGGTCTTGGGGGTCTTTGTTGCGGGGGCAACAGAAACAGATTCAACAACGGGGGTCACAACAGATTCAACAGCGGGGGTGGAGGTCTTAGTCTTAGTAGCTTTTACCATATTATACTATATCTAGTAGGGTACTATTTAAGTGATTTAAGACCATATATATATTATTCATAATATTACTAATATTGCTAAAGCAATATCATCATAAATATATCATGAATGTATACTATGTGTAATTAATAGTACGAAACAGATTGAAAAAGCCAAGGAAGGGATGTAGCAGCGTTTTCATTCACTAATGTTAATGCTCCAAGAACATAATATGCTCCTAAAGACTTATTGTCTGTATCTGCTCCGCTATTTACGAACTTTTCTAACACATGTAAAACAGACATTCTAACCCTATCTAAATTAATTTCCTGGGCTATATAATTAAAATTAATATTTCTAAATGGGTCACCATATGGAGGACATATTAATCGTTTTATTTCATTAGATAGTTGCGCCCTATACGACCAAAGATCCATTAGTTCCCTTAATAATTTGATTATAGCAGGTCTACTCAATGACATAAACCATGCAGCATCACTATAATTTCCTAAAGCATTAATATTCTGAAATAATTCTAATACTCTTAAATCCATACTTTGTTGAGGGGTAATATCATCTGAAACATCTTTTATTTCCACATCAATATGGATGTTTAATATTTTACTAATTCTTATTAAATTTCGCATATCAATTACTACTTTAGGTTGTATATCATTTCGATTATAGGGATTTTTAATATTTCTTCCAGATTTTACTATGAGATTATATAAAGAAATTATATCAAATCCATATACAAAATCATCTACATCCTTGTAACTAAAAAATTGGGTGTATGTTATATCTTTTAAAATGTCATCTGTTAAAAAATCTCTATCATTTGTACAAATAGTTCTATTTAAAAATGCAGGACCATGTAAACTATTGCATTTACGCTGTAATCTTCCTCTGATAATTTTTTGGATGATGACAATTCTAGCAGACAATTTTAAGAATATATATATTCTACTAATAAGTTGATTTTTAGTTCCAGAAATTTTAAGTTTGTATTGTTTTGCAAACAATTTTAATTGTGTAACATTGTAATTATTTGCAAATAATAAATCATAGGTGCGTATCGTGGGTATACAAATATTATCATCCGTAATTTTCCCATTCAGTTTAACATTGGGTATAGAGTTTTCACATGTACTATAAATGTGTTGTATATATTCTTCTACTGAAGCAGTAGACTTGTTTTTATTTTTGTTTTTATCAAATAAATCAATAGTAGAAGTCTTCATATTTATATATATGATAAGAAAATCTTTTTGAGCCATTTTTTTATGTAAAGTAATATATTATGTATTGGAGGAAAACGTAGACGACGCACAGCGAGTCGAAGTTTTCCGATTATATTCCTTACGCAGCGATGGCGTTAGCCGAATGAATATGTATCTGGATGAAAATGTACATTTATTTTTGAATTAAAAAAAAAATTGATTTAAAGATAAACCAATAGATTAAGTACATACTAAGACAAGATGGCAGATACAATCATTGACGGCACCCAATTTAATGTGGAAAATATTCGTTATTCAGCCCCCAAGGCGGGTGGATCAGGTGGGAAAAGTGTAAATATTTTGAATAAAAATACGAATTCTGGGATTAGAATGTCTACTCCTTTATTGCTCACCTGGGGAGCATCAGATTTTGTAGATGCAGCAACAGGAAAAGGTAATGGTAAATATGAAATGTCTCTTCAATTTCCTAGTGAGGAGTACAAGACCGAAGATGCTACTGCGTTTCTAAAAACTATGATGGATTTTGAAAATAAAATTAAACAGGATGCGTTGACATTTTCTAAAGAATGGTTTGGTAAAGTTCATAAAAATTCGGAGGTTATTAATGCTCTTTGGACTCCAATGTTGAAGTACAGCAAGGATAAATTTTCTGGAGAGTCTGACTTGACCAAGGCACCAGTTTTGCGTGTAAAGTTACCTGTCTGGGAAGGCGTTTGGAAGTGTGAAATTTACGATGAAGATGACAATAAGTTGTTTCCAAATACTGCAAATCCATGTGTAACTCCTCTAGATTTCATTCAAAAGGGAACCAATGTGGCTATTTTGATGCAATGTGGTGGATTGTGGTTTGCAAATGGAAAATTTGGAATCACCTGGAAGTTGATCCAGGCAATGACTCAAAAGCCCAGAGCATCTTTGACAGGCAAGTGTTTTATTAAGCTTAAGCCAGCAGACAAGGAAAAGCTAAAGATTGCTCCTACTGCATCATCAGATAACTGCGAGGAGGAAGATGATTCAGTTGTAAACACAGCAGTCGAGGATTCTGATGAGGAGGAAGAGGAGGAAGTATCAGTTGCACCAACACCGGTTGTTGCAGCTCCTGCACCAGTATCTGTGTTTAAAACTCCTACTCCTGCTGCAGTCGTACCTAAGGCAGTTGTTGCTGAGGTGGCTAGTGCCATTGCTGATGCAACAGCCTCTGCTGAACCCAAGAAGGTTGTCAAGAAGGTTGTCAAGAAGAAGACTACTGAAGCA